CACCCAGACTCCATAAGAAGATGGCGGTACAAAGGCATAGGGCCTGAGTACTATGAACTTCCTATCTTCGCTGTTTCTTATGGTGATCCCAGAGTCAGATATGACCTTCACAAAGTCCTTGCTTGGGAAGAAGCAAACGGCATTACACCCATTGAACCTTTTTAATTACTATGGCAAACACCGCATTTAACGCAAAACTAAGAGTTGTTGACAACAACAGCGATAGAGAAAACGCCCCAGATCAAAACGTCATTATTGATTTCACTTGTGAAGAGGGTATAAAAGCTGCAAATTATATTTTGCAAGCTGTAGAAAATGCCAAAATGGAAGGCACAACAATTCGTGTCTATAAAAGCAAGTCAGATTATGATGAGGTTACTGGATTTTCGCTTTGGGGTGGCCTCTGGGGTAACTCAGGCAAGATTGCACCCATGAACCCTAAACCAGCCTCTGAGAGGACTGTAAACGTCAAAGCAAACCA